CTCGATACTGTGGCCGTCACCTTGGCCATGTCACCAAGACGGCCTTCCTTGACCGCCAGCAGGCGGCCTTTTTCGATCATGGCCTCGTACTTGCCCAACTTGTCTTTGATGGCCTCGACGTTGAGGGAGGCCAGGTAGGAGTCAAACGGGCTGGTTTTGTCAGGCCGCTGGTCCGGAATGGCAAATGAGCGCTTGGGTGACTCGACGGGCTTTTTCAGACCCGCATCCCGCTGGGCAAACTGCTCGTCGAGTTTGGTAAGAAACAACGGCGCGGTCCAAATCTTGACCATGTCCTGGTTGAAGGACTCGGCGTGGCTCTTGAGGTCAGAGGTCAGCGTTGCAAAGCGGCGCTTGACCGGATCCAGTGACTTTTCACTGATCATCTCCGCGCCAATGCCGTCCATGAAGGCAAGCACCGAGACGATATCGGCGGCGACCGCTGCAAAGGAGTTGCCCACGATTCGCACCACGCGAATGATGGCGTCAAAGATATCAATGAAAGCCGCCACCGCGCGCATGCCTTCCCGCGCCCAAGTCTCAATCACGTTGTCTTGCTTAAGTTGCTTGGCCGTGTCGTTGAGCCGCTCGGTCATGCTGCCTGAATCCAGCAAGGCGTCGGTGAAGTCACGCATGACCGGTAGCAATGCCGAGGCAATGGTGTTGTAAAGCGACTTCTTCCTGCCCTCCAGGCGCACCAGGTTCTTCTCGTAAAGGTCAGCTTCTGCCGCCATCTCGGAGGTGACTTTGGCGTTGAGTTCGCCTATTTCTGCCAAGTCCTGCATGAAGGGGAGCAGTTCAGCGCCTCGCTTGCCCAGCAGCATCTGGGCCGTTGCCACCGCCTGGGTGCTGCTGTCCATGGAGTCGAGCTTCTTGGCCAGGTCCAGCATGACTTCGCCTGAGTCGCGCAACTTCCCCGATGAGTCCGTGACCTCAACACCCAAAGCTTTGAACAAGTCGGACTGCTTTTGGCTACCGCCTGCCGCCTCGAACATGGCTTTGGAGAGCTTTTGCAAGCCTCCGCCGACTTCTTCCAAACTGGTACCCGAGAGTTTGGCCGCCGACTTCAAACCCGAGAGGGCTTCCACCGTTGCCCCGGTTTTCTTAGCCATCTGATCGAGTTCACCAGCCGACGCAATCGCCCCCTTGATGCCGTCGGCAAAGGCGTCAAAGGTGTATGCCGCCGCCATGGCCATCACTGCGCCCTTGACCGCCTTCATAGCGGTTTCCGACACATTGCCGATGGTGTCCATGGCTTTTTTGGCCATGAACTCGGCCTTGTTAAGGTCGGATTCAAAGCGAGCGACATTGGCCTCGAGGCTGACCACGAGACTGGCGAGGGTTGCCATGGGGTAGTTATTCCTTTTTGCCCAATAGGGCTGAGATCAAGCGGCTGTGCGCGTCAACATCAAAGACTTCATCGGGCGGAGCATCGGCATCCTTGGTGGCGGCAGGCTCTGCAGTTCGCAGTCCTGGCATGAAGTCATCGGCCTGGTACGGGTCCTGACCTTCGCGGCGGTGGACGTTGGCCAGCGTGGCGCAGACCTGGCCAAAGCCAAAGTCCGCTCGCATGTCTGGCAGGCCTTCCAGAGAGGCAAACGCCATCCACTCCGCTACCTGCTGCGAACTCAGGCTTGCGAGGAGATGGTCAGGGTGTTGGAATCCAAGGGCAAGGCAGAGTCGGAAGTAGAAACGGCGCTCGGGACGCCGCTGGAGTTTTTTGTGAGTTCCTCCACATCTGCGCCAGACAGGCCATTGAGCTTTTGAGCAATGGCAAACACCCGGTCCAGTGCCGCGCCAGATTTGGCACCGAGCAGATCAACTTCCTCGTCAGTGAATAGACGCTGGCCACCTTCGTCGATCACAGTCAGACCTACCAGACGCGCACGCATGTTGGTCAGATCGACCTTGCGGTCCTTGCCCTCGCCCCGGACCATGCTGGCCTCAAAGGCATCACGCTCGCGACCGGTGAAACTGCGCACGCGCACGGCACCTCCCCATTCGGGGACATCGACGTCCTCTGTTTGAAGGTCGTTGGCGCAAAGGATGGCAGTTTTGGAAAGTAGTGTCATAGGAGTCCTTGGAAAAATTAAGCCCAGGTGATCGAGCCAGAAATGCGCAGTTCAGCCGAGCGCCGGATCGCCTGATCCACTGCACCCTGGCTGTTGAATTTCTTCACGTAGGCAGTGAAGGTTGCGGTGTTGCCGTTGGGCAAAATCAACTTGAAGCTCTTGGCCACACCGGTCACCAGCGCAGTCATCAGGGCCAACTGGCCTGCATCGCTGTTGTCCTGGTCGACCTCAATGGCAAATGCACCTGGATCAAAAAGACCCAGAATGAATTCCTTGGCGGTCGAGTCAAAGTTGGTTCGCTCAATCTCTGAGGCTGAGCCGTCAAAGCCGCTGTAGCTCTTGACGTTGGAAATCTTGGTCCACTGCACAGGGGTGGCCGTGCCGCCGCTGGTGTAGGTCGTATAACCCGTCGCGTCCAGTCCAGCGAGGGTGACGATCTTGGTCGTAGGTTCGATGTACTGCACAACAAAACTGTTGCCGTTGAGTTGGGTGGTGCCAACGACGCCAGCGATGGTGATCACATCACCCTTGTTCAATGCGGTGACCGCTGAGAGCGTGACCCGGCAAGGGTTGGTGAGCGAGACGGCAGTGATGGTGAGCGCCGACCCGGTGGTCGTGCCGATACTGACGGTGGAGCCTTGGGCTGAGATGGCGGTGCTGGGCATAGAGTTCTCCTAAAAGTTAGTGCCAGATCGAAAAATCCAAAATCACCCGGTGCAGCAATGCCTCGGGCTCGAATTGGTCTTGCTCAAGGAGCAAAACGTGGGTGATGGCGCTGCTTTTCATGGCCGCTTTGACTGTTTCGGCTAAGGCAACGGCAGCGGCGTAGGTGGTGTCAAAGCAGTCCACCTGCAGGCGGGTGTTTTCAATGGGTGCGCCGTCGGCCAGGGTGTTTTCTGGTGCTCTGGATACGCGGGCATAGACCACGTAAGGCTTTTGCACGTTGTTGGGCGCAACGTTCGGAAATACCCTTCCCCCGGCCACACCTGCGAGGGCCGTGAAAAGGTCTTGCTGAATCATTTTTTGAACTACTTTTTCAATTCACGTGCGGCTTGCTCAATGCGCTCAGCAAGCTTTGTCTTGATGGCCGTTAGCGCATCGTTTTTCTTCATGTCAAAAGCAGGCCGCAGAAACGGGCGCGCAGACATCTTTACGGTCCCGAACTCCACAAAGCGCCAGTACCAGGCGTCTTGCGAGAGGTTCCCCTTCTTGCCTTGCTTGCGGTACTTCTTGCCTTGCCGAATCGTGACAAAAAACGTCTGCTTGTTCTTGTTCGACAACTTTGGGATCTGTTTCAAAATCACAGAGCGCTTCAAGGTGCCGGGTGGTGGCTGGTTGGGTCCCAGATCGCCCGTGGCAACAGGAGCTTGCAACTTGGCCTCATCCCGAATCACTTTAGCTCCGGCATAGACCGCTGCACGCAAGCCGTTCTTGGCCACCCGGTCTGGCAACTCTTTCAAAGCCTTGGCCAAAGCATCAAGGCCCTTAATCTGAACGCTCTCGTACTTAGCCATTCAATCCAGACCCTCAGAGGCCAGCAGCGTGACCAGCACGTTTCGCTCTTCATCATTGAGAGCAGCGTGGATGTTGAAAATCCGCGATCGGTAAAGAGCCCGGTAGCCAGCCACCTGACGCGTGTCAGCAAAGATGGCTTGGTAGCGCACAACGATTTGGTGTGAGACCTCGCTTGCCATGCGCTGCGCGCTTTCCAGTTCCCGGCCACTCAAGGGTTGAATCTCAGCCCAAAAGGTGCCCAGGTCAGTCCATGTGCGAACAGGCCCGCCGTAACTGTCCTGCGCCGTGCTTTGGCGCTGCAAAGTAATGCGCCGATTCAACTGACCAGAGCGAACCGGATTCATACCGTCACAACCTTGTACGGATCGAGCAGCCCGTCTATGAAAGGCAATGATTCGATTCGTCCACGCGAGAGCGCAGCCACCTCTTCGCGGTGCGCATACAAGCTGCCAAGGCGCAACTTGATCCAACTCTTGATGCCTTCTGGCACTTGCGAAGCAGTACCGTACCCGGCGTCAAAAGTGACCGACACCGCACCGATCTGCGGCAAGCAAATGGGCCAGATCTGCCCGAACACCGGGGTGATGCGCGCAGGCTCACAGGCGGCATCGACCGTGTAGGTCAAAGCGGGCATGGTCTGATTTACAGACCCCATGTCCAGGTAATTGATCGACACCACCGATTGCACGGGTGCCTTGGCCAGCAAAATCGCATGACCGGGCAAAGTGAAAGTCTGCCCTACAGGCACACCTATCAGCGACGGTCCGGGGAAGCAGTCGAGCACTTGCTTCCAGCGGGCAGTGGTGAACTGCCTGCCGGTCAGTGTCTCGGCTGCTTGCCGGGCCGCCGTGATGAGTGAGGCGATCAGCATGTCATCCTCGTCAAAGTCCACCCGCAGATGCAGCTTTGCCTCAAGCAGCGACACCGGCTCCTCTGTGGGTGGCGTGACGAGTTGGATGGGCATTTAGATGACCTGCACCACAGCCGCTTGGTTGGAAGCATCCGCAGGCGCAAAGCGCGGATTGAGGCCTATCACCTGAGCGGAGGTCTGGCTTGCTGCCACACCCACTGTGACTGACAGGCGAACAAAGCCAAAGCCGTTCACCGTATCGAGCTCCTCGGGCTTGACGTTGATCAAGGCCTGCTTGTTGTCGCCAGTGGCTTTGACAATCTGAGTAATCGCTTTGCCACTGATGTCCTTGGCACTCGTACCAGTGGCATCAACCGCCTGCTGCAACTTAGCTTCCACTGTGGCGCTGGTACCCAGCACTCCGGTCTGCACCAAGGAGAGAAAGCCGTGGTGATTGGCCACAGAAATCCAGCCGGTAGTGACAGTTCCCACCGCTTGCGCGGCTGGATCGATGGTTGCGAGAATGGACAGCAGTTCGCTGCCTTTTGCGTTGGGGAACATAGTTTTCTCCTAAGGATTGAGGCTGCTTAGCGCGCGCCCAGTTGGATGAAGGGAGACATCGTTGCGCTGCCTTTGGCAGGTGTGATGGGACTACTAAGCTTGGACTGGCCGTCCATGCGGAAGGTGGTTCGAAACGCCGTGAGATCGGCATCGAAGTACAGGTGCATTGAGGTTGCGGTCTGCATGCCACCGGACTTGGTGATGGTCTGGTAGTACTTCAGGTCCACCAGCAAGATGTCACCCTGTGCGGAGAATGTATTGGCGTGTTGAGACACAAACACCGGACGACCCAGCAGCGTGCCGTAGGGCGATACCTGAATCCCGCCAACGTTCAGTCCGGTGGGCAGGTAGATCGGATAGTTACCCAAGGTCAGGGTGAACAATGCTGGCAACACGTCGTTGTTGACGATCCACACCGCATTGGCGAATGAGCCCGTTGGCAGACGCGCAATCATCTTGGCCAGATTTTGTGGAAGCAGCGTTTGCGTCAACTGCCCAGTCTCCTTGGCCACATTGACCGTAGCGCCAGCATTGAGCGCCCCTACCGGTACACCAGAGCCCGACCCGAACAGGATCGATTCATTGGTTTTCCAGCGAATGGAGTGTGCAATTTTCTCGGGCAAATAGGTCGACAAGGCATTGGCGTCTTCCAGCAACTCATCAGTTGTTGGCACCAGAGCCATCAGCTTTTTGAGCCGCAAAGTAGACAGTCCCAAAACGGGCTTGGTCGTGACCGCAGGAGCCGCTTCGCCTTGCCAGTAAGCGCGAATACCGTTGGTGCCCCAGGGTGTGGTTTCATCTTTGGGAAACGCCATGGTGTTTCCGCTGATCTCCACGTTGTCGGTCAGCGGCAGCAACGAGTCTTCGCCCAAAGACAGCTGAAAAATCTCCTTGGAGAACTGTGGCGGGACAAAGAAGCCACCGTCCTGACCGGAGCCTTCACTGCCAAAGGTGGCTGGAGCGGCAGCACCACGACCGCTGCCAATCAGCAGGCGATCGTCAATCGGGTTGCCTGGCTTTTGCGCATGGCAGACGTTTTGCAAAAAGTCACCCAAGCTCTGAAAGCCATGTTTGGGATCAAGCTCGCGGTTGTCGCTCACCATCACGCTGGAAAAAGCGGAACCATGACCAGCGCCTACATGGATGCCCATATGCGTACTCATCTGGGCTTCCTCAGAAATCAAAGCCGATTCCCGGTCAATCGCCGCCGAAGTAGCTTCGATTCGACTTTTAAGACCATTGAATTTGATGACATCCTCATCCGTCAGATCGCGGTTTTCTTGTGCGGCGATGTCGGTTAAGGCTCGCGCTTCTTTGACCAAGTCAGACTTGCGAGCTTGAAGCTCGCGCAATTGCTTACTCATTTGGGTTTCTCCAGACGTAAAAAAGCCACCTCTTGGGTGGCGGGATTGCAAAGATTGAAAAATGCGCGAAGCTAGTCACGCATCAGGGTTGCGACCTACGGGTCGCCGTTCGGACTGGAGACGCTCAACGGAGCAACTCCTGAGCAGTCCAAATTACAAAATCCCAAGCTCAGTGCGGGCTTGGGCCAAGCGGGAGGTTTTGGGTTTGACAGGTGAATTGGACTTAGCACTTAACGCTGTATCTTTTTGCATCTTGCTCAAGACCTGATCGAAGCTCGCGATGCCGTCCACCATGTTTTGCGCAAAGGCCGCATCAGCCCCCAAGACCCGTCCTTGACCCATACCATCGCGGACCTGAGTGATGGGCACACCACGCCCCTTGGCCACAGCCTTGGTAAATGCGGCGTAATAGTCCTCTACGCGGGACTGCATAAATCCTTGTGCTTCTTCGTCCAGGGGAGCGTATGGATTGCCCTCGACCTTGAACTTGCCCGCAGATATGAGCGTGGTCTTTACGCCTGCCTCATCCATGGCTTTGCTGTAGTCCTGGTGCGCCTGCCACACGCCAATGGAGCCGACTTCACCACCGGCGGTGACGTAAAACTCACTGGCCTGGGAGCCGACCCAGTAAGCAGCCGAGGCGGCCAGACTGTTGGCGATGGCAACCACAGGCTTTTGTGCACGGGCACTCAAAATCACATCGCTCAATTCAGAAACGCCATAGACACTGCCGCCAGGGCTATCAATGTCGAGCAAGATCTGACTGACCGCATCATCGGCAACAGCTTGCCTCAGCATCTGGGTGATGATCTGGGTGCTGACCATGCCAGGGCCGGAGACGTCATCCACCATATTTCCACGCTGTGTGATCACACCGTAAATAGGGATGACGGCAATGCCGCCACCCGAAATGGCAGCCGAGGTCTGTCTGCGGGTGTCCCGCAGAACACGGTCTGTTTGGACCTGAAACATGGCAGCGTCGCTGGCAGGCACGCCTTGTGACCAGCGTGAAATGACAGTGGCCAGAGCACTTAATCGCTCAGGCATCAAGGCCCAAGGCGTTGCCATAAATTCAGCGACTAATAGTTGGTTTTTCATAAATTCTGTCCGAGGGAGATAAGTGATTCGGTGAGCCGTTTTTGATCTAGTGGCTGGGGTGTTTGGTTTGACCAAAGCTGAACCCGGTCAAGCGGCACGGCCAAGGCTTGGGAGATCAACAAGATGTCTTTTTCTGCCAAATGACCTGATCGGCCGATTCGGCGAGCAAGCCGCTCAGAGGTCGTTTTAACAAGGGCGCTATATCGCCCACTGAGTCGGGTAACACTCTCATCCTTCGAAGGCTCGATCGCTTTTTGCTCCGGTGGCTCTGCCGCTTCTGCTTGTGTATCGATTTCCAAATCCTCTGCCGCGCTCTCCTCGACCATATTGAGTGGTCGTAGTGGCTGATCAAGTCCTTCAATGGGATTGAGGTTTTCTGCAATGCGTGCTTCGTTGCGCGTCAGCCAGCCGTTTTGAATTCCACTTTGGTAGTAGCTTGAGCGGCTGGACGCATCACCGCGCATCAGATTGGCAAAATCAAACTCAATCTCTATATCGTCACTCTCAAGAAGTAACTCAGATTGAATGCTGGCCTCCCAGCGCTCAGCCCAGGGCGTCATGGTGTGCATGACGAACTCCAAACTCTGCTGCTCGATATTTGAGAAGGTCGCTCTATCAAGATCAGCAATCATGTGCGGTGGCACACGAAAGAGCCTGGCCACGTCGGTGATCTGAAACTTGCGCAGCTCCAGAAACTGGGCGTCTTTATTTGTGACGCCCACTTCGTGAAACTTCATACCGTTTTCCAATACCAGGACCTTGCCTCGGTTGGCCCCGGACTGTGCCTGCTGGTAGGACTCACGGAACACCTTCTTGGCCTCGGAGTCCTTGAACGAGCCAGGGAATTCAATCCACCCTCCTGTGGGCTTGGCGTCATTGGCAAAGAAACGTGCGCCATAGCCTTGGGCTGCTAGTGCAGTACCCAGATTCTCCCGGGCAAGCTCAATCGGGCTCATACCCATCAAGCCATCTGAAGATAGGCCACGCAAATGCCAAACCTCACCTCTTGGCAAGATCACCTCAGTGCCAGAACGGTCGCTAATTCGGTAGCGGTATTCACCTGAGGGCAACAACTCAATCTTGACCCGGTCCGGATGGATCGGCATAAGTTCGATGATCTCGCCACGCGGGTTGGTGATGATCTGGTTATAGGCGTTACCGCGCAAAGCCAGGT